TGTCTGTTGTGGAGCAACGGATTGCGAAGCAGGAGCAGCGCTGGTCGAATTGCCAGCGCTGTTATTTTGCTGCTCGTTTTTGTTCCTGCCAAAGAGACGGCTGGCGGTGTTTTTTATAGTCTCAAAAAGCTTATTGGCCATATACTACCTCACTCAAGATAAAGGCAATGTTTTTTAACCCCTACGCTGACTATAATGAGAAGCGTGCGCTCCGAGCGTAGCTTGATTCTTTGAAGTGTTACCAAGCGTGGCATACGAGCCAGATTTTCCCGGATTATCGACAGAATCGTATCTATCGGTTTGCATTATTGGCCCAGCTATACCAGACGATATGCTGGCGTTGCCACCCTTGCCGTGATCGGGATGAGCACCACCACCAAGGCTGGATGTGAAATCGCTATAAGGGTTATCGCCGTTATTGCCTCCATTGCCGCCGCCTTTATTGGGGCCGCCACGACGATAGCCACCATAGTAGCCGCCGCCAGAAGAAGCAGTATATCCCGGAGGATCGGCACCGGTGATCTGCTTGTATTTACCGGCAGAAATCTGGCCGAGGTTATAGGCAATGAGCGGGTTCTGAATCTGCCAAGTGGCAGTCATCTGACGAGCCGCATCCGCACCATACAGAGCAGAGTATCCGCTGAAGTCGCCATACTGCGCAAGCTGCTGGGCTTTCGTCATGGCCTGAGAATAAGCCGTGTTGTACTCATCCAGCAAAGCCGCAGCCCGGTTGTAGTCATTCTTGGCAATAGCATCGTTCACGTCGGACTGGTACTTGACCTTCAGATCAGCAATGGACTTGTTGAGGTCGGTGTTGGCATTAGCTTCAGCAGCACCGAGCTGGGCAACGCTGCCCTGATATGCGTTGTTCTGAGCCAGCCCAGCCTGAGAGAACGCGCCGGTATTCAGGCCGTTCATCATTGCCTGCTGATTGAAGTTGCGACGAGAACGTTCAAACGACACAGCGTTGGCGTTCCTCTGTGTCTGGTATTCCTGAGCGATCTTCGCACGGTTGGCTTCCAGATTACTTAGGTTCTGGTTGTAAGCAGATTCCAGAGAGTTGCGCTGAGAGTTGGCGTAAGAATCATACATCGCATTGATAGCATCAATACGAGTCTGGTCTGCGTAAGAAGGAGGTTTTAGCGCTGCTGTAGTGGATGCGATGTTGTTGTTCGTTGTGGTGGAAACGCCGTTATTCGCAGCAGCTTTCGTGATTTCTTCAGAAGTAGCCATATGGTTTCTCCTCACCAACGGGTAGTCCACTCGAAGCCGATGCCGTTGCCGCGGCCATCGAGCGAGTTGGAGTACACGTCGGTTATATCTTCAGACTCCGCAAGGATACCCTCAGTCTTCAGCCGGTTCAGAAGCTCTTCATAGCGCTGCTGAAAGAATCCAGCGCTGGTAGGGTTATCGTCAATAAACAGATGAGCCGCAAGACCGTAAGGAAGAACCGTGTAGGTGATGTAGTCATCAAGGTTCAGCGGGTCGGTAGCCTGAGTAATGTCAGAAACGGTAAGATGGTCGGCAACACTGCGTTTGCCGGGTTGCGTGGGTTTAGTGTATGTATCGGAGTAGGGGTAACACTCCTGAATCAGACCGTTAAGGATGTTGACGGAGCGGACGGTATACTCGCCATAATCATTGGCGTCCATCTCATCCATCAGGGCCATAGCGGACTGGAAAACATCATATCCAGATGCCATAATTACCCTCCTTGAGAGAAGGGAGAGGGAAGAACCCTCTCCCTAAAAGGATCACGCCTCGGAAGCGGCAACGACATGAGCCGCAATGCCGGAATCCAGAACGCCGGTCTTGGAAGCGTAAGCACGCACCACAGCGCCAGCGGGCAGGCTGGCAGGCTTGTTGTTGGAATCGTACTCCATCACGCTGGAAGACACCTTCGGGTTGGAACCGTCGATGGTGTAGTAAATCTTCGAAGCACCGGTGGAAGCAAGCGTAGCAGTACCGCTGGCAACGGTGATAGTCGGAGTAACGGCAGCGCTGCCGGTGGTGGCGAACACCATGATACCCATAGCCTTCTGCGCAAGAACGAAACTGTCGTAGCGGACAAGACCTTCGATCAAAGTACCGGCGATTCCAGGAGGATTGATGTGCGCACGCATCATCTTGAGCTTCATGGGGTCGGCAGAAGCTCTCTTATACTTAATCATGAACTCGACACCGGCGGGCATCCAGCTATCGGGAACAGCCACGATAGGCATATTGTTCAGCTTGGAAATCTGACCGTTCACGATGGTCTTGTTGGTGTAGCTCTCGTTGTACTGAAGCTCGGTAGCGAGCTTGCAGGCAACAGCCTTGGACTCGGGGATAAACACGACACGACCGTCGCGGTTCACGAGGTTGTTATTCAGAGCGGAAGCACCGGTCAGGATGGCCTCAATGATGGTGGACTTGGTAAGAGCCGCACCAATGGTGACGGTACCGGCACCGGCAGACCAAGTGTTCAGACGGTAGGTGTCGATCATGGGAACCATCTGCTCGTCCCAAATCTGCTTCAGGACGGCATTGGCTTTCTTGATGTTCTTCTGATCCTGTACGTTCGTGATGTCCAGAGTGTGAGCAAAGCTCTTCTTATTCTGGAGAACGTAGGTGTTCAGCTCGTCTTCAATCTCAGTAGGAGCGTTGCCGTTGGTGAAACGGTTAGCGCCGCTGGCGGTGTAGTCGTTGATGGTCGCCTGACCAATCGTCCAGACGTTGATGGTGTCAACACCGTTGAAGTTGAAGTCGTGACCGCACCAAGCGTCGGTCAGGGACTTCTGGGTAAAACGCTTGTCCAGCAGAGTGCTGTACTCGGAAGCAAGGTTAATAGCCATTTTAATTCTCCTTAATCATCATCGGCGTCCCACATAGAAGCGATAAGGCTTTTGCCGCTGGTAGCGCCGGAAGACTTGCTGCTTCCAGCAGAACGCGCTGAGTTTTTCTTGTTGTTTTTCAGTGTCTCGATTTCTCTCTCCAACTCAGCGATCCGATCAGACTTCTTGCCCTCGTCGTACTTCCTGTATGCGCCTACAAGGTCGCCGGTAGTCCTGACCTCAGCCCAGACACTCGCAGGAATGTCTTCGGCTTTTACGTCGGGATATGCAGCAACGAACGCATCTACGTCGAGACCGTTATCTGTGGGTTCAGCCTTTGCCGGAGGGGTGTTCTTGGCGGACTTTACCTTGGCGAGAGCATCGTTGTAGCTGATGCCTTCGGAATCAGCCATCACCCTCGCACGGGTATCGTCCATAAATTCTTCGATGGAATCGAAGTCTCCCTGCATCTCCTGAAGAAACTTTTCCATCTCCTGATACCTGGGCAGGCTGTTCTTGAGATTGTCCCGCTCCTCACGGATGCGGTCATAATCCAAGCCTTTCTGCGCAAGCATCTTAGCTTCTTCTTTGCCAACCTTGCGAGGGGCATCATCCAAATGCTTCAGCTCGATCCACTGGTCTGCGTCATCGAAGCTTTCATTGGCTTCAGTCTCGGCTTCGGTCGGTTCCTCGGCTTTGTCCGCTTCAGGCTGGTCTGCCTCAGCTTCGTCCGAGTCTTCGGATTCGTCTTCTTCAGGTTCAGCTTCGCTTTCATCATCGTCGTCTTTCTTATCCCAGCTAACAGCATCCCAATCAGGGTCGCTGTCGTCGTCGTAGGGGAGTTCGTTGAACTCTTCTTCTTCGTCGATGGCGTCGTTGATTTCAGCTTCGTTCTTGCTCATAAGTAATTCCCTTCTGCCCTATGGTCGGGGCGGATGTGAACTTCTGCGGCTGGTCTGCCTTGGAAGTTCTATTTTTGCTTTGTTTAACGTCCTGAGATTGATTTTCAGAACTCTCTATGTAAAAAGACACGGCTTCACCAAAAGTCGCTCAGAGAGCGTTCTGGCGCGTCTTATGTCTATACGGTGTCGCGGCGGTGGATTTCATCTATCCGCTTGTGAGCTTGTTTGACAGATTCCTCCACGGCGGTAAGGCGGGTAAGGAAGTCGAGGTTGGTCTTCCTCTGTTCCTTCTGCTCTGCTTTAATCTCATCCGTGTTGGCTTTTATATAGCCGATCTCGGTCAGTAAGGTCGCGTTATCTTTCGCATCTTCTTTCACGTCTGTATCCCTATTTCTCACATAGGCTTTATAGCCGAAGAAGATAGCGCACACAGTAGAGACGACAGACAGAACGGACAACCACGTAGTAGTCATACGGCGTCCTCCATTAGAGCGTCGATAACCTGACCAACCGTCTTATCCCAACCATCAGCCATAATAGTAAGAAGCTCAAGCGTCTCGCTGCGCACAGTAACCTGAATGGTGCGATACACAGTGCTTGGATCGCCATCAGGGATAACAAGCGTCTGACCGGGGTGAATCATGTCGGTAATGAGATTATTGGCGCTCATGATCTGGACGTACCGGTCTCCGGCTCCAAGAAACCGGGAGGCGATACCCCAAAGAGTGTCACCTTGCTGGACTATATATCTATTGGGGTGTTCTGTGTTGTTGTTTGTGTCAGGTTTGCTGAGGACATTATTGTCCTTAGCAGAGTAACGCAGAACATGATCCCAAGGGAAGTTGTAGTAGCCGTGGATGTTGATCTCTCCACCGGTCTGATCTCCGGTTTTGCCACCGGTCACGCCGCCGCGTTCGTTGATGGAGGCCTGCGCAAGTTGGCCGGAACCAATGTACATTGCTGTGTGATGAACATTGTTCAGGAGAACATCACCCGGTTGCATCCCGGAACCAGTAACGAGATTCACAGAAGAGGTAACGTCTTCAAAGCCGTTGCTGCGGAACACGGAATACATATTACCGGTGTAGGTAGCACCGCAGCTCTTGACAGGAACGCCAGCTTTCTCGTAAGCGGTAATAACGAGACTGGAACAATCGTAGTCAGGCCCCCATCGGCTTGACTGGTCGTAACCGTGGCTGTTGTCGTTAGCCACATCGACCATGAACTGAACCGCTTTCTCCGGGATAGTCACATCCGTCATTCTCCTTTGTAATACTGCACGGAACTGATGCCGATCAATGCGCCGAGGAACAGGGCAAGAGCCTGCGTAGTCTTGCTGATCTCAGTGGCATATGGCAACCCCCATGTGCCTGCCATAGCCACATAGAAAGTACCGACGGCGGGAAGCAGGATACAAACGACCCACTTCAAGATGTCATAAGTCTTATCCGAAAGTCTCATGGTAAGCTCCTTTCTAATTATTTTGTTACGCGATTCGTTTCCACTTATAAACCACCAGATAAGGCGGCATGTTGTTGTGGGCGCTGGCCGCGTTGGACGCGTCGATAGAAATAGTCGCGTTATTCGTGTTCCATGTACCGTTGTTGTTGGAACTACTGCCCCAAACGATAGCTCCGCCCGATGTAACGTAGCTGTTGGCCGTCATTCTTCGGAAATAGGCCGGGTGATGGTGAGAACCGACATTCGTCAGTGCCTTCTGGCCGCTCTCGGCGCTTGTCAGTAAATGCTCCGCCTCGCCACCGGTGCTTCCTGCTGCGTATGTGTCGCCCGCAGCAAGCGTGAATACGTCTTTGATCTGCTCCCATTCGCCGCCATACTTGTCCTTTGGGTGAACATTGTCTACGCACTCAATGACAGTTCCTACCGGTAGGAAGAAGTCAAGCATCAGAGGTTTCATTGCCTCAAACAGTTGAGTCGGATCGGCTGAGCCGCCTTTGCTATGAAGTAATGCCTGTACTTCCGCTTCGGTGTAGCCGGTTTCACGGGATATATGCGTGCCTTTACTTGGCATCAGACTATCTCCTTTATCGTGCCGTTAACGTTCATGTATACAGTACACTCTTTAATGCTGCCGCTATCATTGATATAAGCTTTCTCAACTTGCCGAATGCTACCGTTGTCGTTAACGAACACAGGGATATTGTTTTTGATCCACTGCGCATACAGAGTCAAAGCGGAGTTGGTGACGTAAGGCGCTTCATCTGCATAAGCCGTCCCAGACCCATCATCTTTCGTATTCCACCCGGTAAACGAGTACTTGTCCCGTACAAACGTATTCGGATTTAATACAAGGTCTACGCCATAGGTTTTTACCTGAATGGCATCTTCGCCCGTTCCACCATTCGCCTTGAAGGTAATGTTGTAAGTATTAGCCGTCCAAATCGCGTAAAGCGTCAGCGCTGCGTTGCCCGTATAACTTGCACCGGAAGCATAACTCGTGCCGGTGCCATCCGCTTTGGTATTCCACTTGGAAAACGTATAGCCGGTTCGCGTAGGCTTAACAGTGCTTAGCGTAAGAGCGGTGGCATATTTCTTCGTCTGATTTCCCGGAGCGCCACTGCCGCCATTGGCGTTATAGGATACAGTGTAAGTAGTTGTATAATCGGGTGCAGACCAGGATAACGTGCCGGTATAAACAGATGGCGTATAACCGCGGATTTTAACACTAACGCCTTTATTGCCCGTGCCAGTCCAATATATAGTCTTGTACTTTGTTTCTGTGCTGAAGGAAAACGGGCCACCGGCATAGTTGGAAGAACTCGACCAACTACCGCCATTGACGGAAATTTCAGCATGACCGCTTACTGTCGCACCTGATGTGTTGTAATCATAGCGATTAGCCCAAAACTCCACTTGGGCAGCTATGGAATTGTTGGCTCCACGGCCAATTCTCGCTCTGATCCAAAACCACAGATAATTAAGCTTGACTCCGTTTCCTTCTGTCCAAGATCCCCACGTAATCCCGCTTGGCGCAGACGTTTGCCAACCCATAGGTTACTCCTCCAACTTCAGATAAATCTCTCCGTCGCTGATGTCATCCGTGGTGGGAGTGGCGGAGCCATATTTCACGCCAATATTGGAAGGGAGAATAGCGTTAAGCTTTGGCGCAGTGACAGCGCCATCGTCGATCATCTCTTCTTTGATGGCACCGGTACTAAGCAAGCTGTCGAGTTCGGGAATCAGAGTATTGTTGATGTAGTCTTTGATGGCTATAGCTGCGGCGTCAAACCGAGCTTTAAACTGCTGAGGAGTTAAGCCATTGTCTGTAATGGGGTTATCTCCAAGCTTGGAGATGTTCTGTACGTCTTCAGAAAAAGGAGTAAAAGCCATAATCTACCTCACTTTGCATATCCGGTCTGTCTGGTTCGGATATCTGCACTAAGAACGGTTGCCACGGTGTCAAGCTCTCTGTTGGCGAAAATCAAACGATAGTAGGTGAACTTCTTTGCTTTCATACGCAGCTTCTTTACTTGCGGCTGCGTATCATCGGCAAACGAAAACGAACGGAAATCCCATGTGGTAAAGCCGGAAGAACCTCTGGCAATGAACTTCGGCAGGAAGTCTGTTCTTCGGTCAGTCACAATACTGATTTCTACATAGCTGTTAGTCTCAGGCTTAACAGAGACCCACAACGCAGACGAGTATTTCCGCATATAGTCAGCGTTGAAATCCATAGCGCCGGAATGCCATTCAGCTTCAATGGCCTGATATGGATCGTTTGGATCACCGGTCTCGTCGCTTTTCAAGTTCTCCGAAAACTTGCGAATCTCTCCGTTTTCCGTTCCGAAGTATAGCTCGCTATCAATAGTAGCAAACCCGGTAGCGTACACGTTATCGTACATATACCAAGCGTTCACGGCGTAGTTGTGAACCAAGGCGATGCCGTTGTAGACGATGTAGTATTCCTGATTGGGGTTATCGTCGTAGCAGACACAGTTCTTGATAACGAACGATCTGAGTGTGTTGTATATCCGGTCAGAGATACGGGTAGCCTGCCGTTCGTCATAAGTCAGGTTGCCGCTGAAAGAGTTACTGCTCTTCCATTCGTACAGCTCATCATGGAACAGACAGCGCGGAGAGTTCAGAACAAGTCGAACCTGACCGGGAGCTTCGTTGCCGATGATCTTGTTGATAGCCGTTACATAGAACGACGGGATCAGAGAACCGTCTGCAAGCGACAGCGTACTGGCGCTAATCGTCCAAGCGGAATCCAGTTTGTAGCAGATAAGCCGGGAGAAGTGCCGGATAAGTCCGGTAACGGGAGTGTTGGCGTCTCCGACGGCTACCTCATTCATGTCCGGGAAGTAGTCAGCTCTCGGCGTGCCGAGGTAATCAATGTCAGAGTAGAACAGCTCATTGGTACCGTCGCCGTAGAGGAACACCCGGTTATCCGAAGCACCGGAATACAGCTCACTGTATCTCATGCCAACAACCTGCGAACGGAAATCCGAAGCGGCAGTATACCCGATCTCGTAGGAGTTTGCCGCTTTAGCCGGGATGGTATTAAACTCTACTGTTCCGTTTACAGTGTCTTTCGTATAATCAGCGGCAGAAACATCCGTATTGGTGGCAAGGTCTTTAACGTAGTCGATGGAGAACAAACCTTTCTCCGGGAGCTGGAACTTCTTATTCGTTCCATCCGGGGAAATCCATACACGACGCTGCGGAGTCAGCTTGTTGATCTGTTCCAGCAACGTACCGGCTGCGTCAGCCGTGCCGATAGGCCCGATGCCGTTGGAGATCAGCGGGATGTAACCATCTACGATCTTGAAGGTGGTACCGTCCCAACTGTAGTAGTTGACGCCGTTGAGGATGTAAGCCTTGCTGTCGAAACCGAAGAAGTGAACGCCGTTGGTAGTGGTGATGCTGGCAAGAACGCTGCACGGAAACTCACCGGTTCTGCCATCATAAACCAGATAGATGGCGTCATCACATCCAGCGAGGATATATTCATGTCCGCCTACCCATCCATTCCACATACCGTCCACGGGATGACCGACACTAAGCGTATCAATGATCTCATGACCCGGACGGCGCTGAAGGTTGCCGTCTCGCGTAACGCGCCAGTTCAGGCAGTAACTCGCCTCGCCAAGTGCAAGCTTTGTATCTCCGCCGCGGTTCTCGTTCAGGCCTTTGAATTGCTTGATGCTTACGATGCGTTCAGGAGTGGAACTGGATATTCTCGCCATAGTTCCTCCTTACACGATGCCTTTCGTGTCGCCAGCCTGATTGATGGCTCTCTGCAATCCGCCGTAGCCGCGGCCTTCCGGTACGTCCATCTTCGGGCTGAGTCCGCTCTCCATATCCGATGCGCCGCCACCCATGCCCATGCCCATGTCCATGCCCTGCATAGCCTGCTGCGCCATCTGCATCTGCTTGATCTCCTGCTTCTTCTTTTCCAGGAGCGCTCTGCGAGCAGGAACGTAATCGTCGGGGATACGTTCGAGGTAATCCACAATGTCGATCTGGCCGTTACGCAGAAGGTTGTCCATCGTCTGAATGGCAGCGATCTGGGAGTAGTAGGTGGAAGCACCGACGTCCAGTTTAATGGAAACCGGATGGCTCTTGAGTTCCTTGAAATCGAACAGCACAGGTACTTCGTCCGGCATCTCCACGTCAGGGTTAAAGCCCTGCGCAAAGGTCACGGCATCAGTCTCCTGCTGTGTGGGCGGAACATCCACATATCGCTTCCCGTAGTACTCGCCCATGAACTCCATGTAGATGCGGAACAGCTCTTCAATGCTGTCGTAGATGTTCTGTTTGGTCATCTCCGACGGAGTAGCTGCCGCACGCTGCAAGGCGATGATAGCGGAAGTATTGTCCGGTCGGGTATCGCCAAGGGCTACGCTGGTAGCGCCGAGGCTCTGTTCCGTCTGCTCCACGGCAAGCTCGATATACTGGCTTACCTGCGGGGAAATGGGAGCGGGGTCAATCGTCCGGGCTACGCTGTTGACGTCGCCGCCGTTAACAGGGATAGCACCGCCTACCCGGTTGTCCCAGCGCTTGATGCGGGTAGCGTCATAGATGACCTTGGAAAACGCGGCCTTCATGATGCTGACCATCGTCATGGCCCAGCTCTTGTTGATGAATACCTGGTTGGGGATAAGGCCGGTAATCATGGCCTGCCCGTGGTAGGAATCCTGAACGTAGTCCCAGTTCAGCCAAGAGAACGGGTACATGGTAATGCCAAGGCTCCACGGTTCCTTGACACTGGCATCGGCGGTGAACTCGTAGCAGCAAATCTCACCGGCTTTGCACATATTCTCGATATCATCTTCCGCCCGCCAGAACAGAAGGAGGGTGGTGCATTTATCGTTCGTCCACTTGGCGGAGTCCTGCGCCTCGGTAGCTTCATCGTCCGGTTTGATGAGCATCCAGTCCTTCACACCGTTATCTTTGGCTCTGCGGCGAACCCGGCGCACAGATTCGCGCTTGGTCATTATGATATACGGCTGGGACTGCACGGCTCTGTCGTTCGGATCACCGAAGAATATCCGGGTGTTCTCCACCACTTCGGTCTTGATCCGGCCTTTTGCTTTCTGGCCGGTTTCCGCGTCGGCGTCCCAGAAGGTGTACAGGCAACCGTCACCATCGACAGCGGCGTTCCTGGCGAACTCACGTATCAGAGCAGGGAGGCGGTTCTGCTCGGCAATGGCTTCAAACTCATCGTTGATGATATTAACGATGTCCTTGTACCCGGAAGTGCCTACAGTATTGGCAAGGGCGGAAGCGATTACGTTGATGTTGTCGGATGTGATGGAAGCAATGATGAACAGAACAACACGCTTCATGATGTTGATCTGCGGAGTAGGCAGGCCGTTGCTCTCCACGCCTTCCCACTGTTTACCTACGAAGAAGTTTTCGTTTACCCGGACGTTATCAAAAAGTTTGATCTGGTTCTTGAAGTCAAGCCCCTGCTGGTAGAAGTGCCAGCCTACGATGTGGTCTGGCAACTGCTTGCCTTCAAACAGATACAACAGATTTTCATTGCTCATTTATCATCAACCTCAGCAAACGGGTCGAAGTCAGAGATGCGCTGGATGGCATCTTCCCATTTCTTTTCCAGAAGCTTCTCCATCTCTTCGGACGGTTTATCTTCCACGGCTTTGATCTTTTCGGAAAGAAGGTCGATCATGCCCTTGTACTGTTCGAGTCTCGCTTTGCTGATTTCCTCAGCAGCTTTGAGCTGCGCCAGTTCCAAGGCAAGGTGAGCGATACGGTCACTCTGATCCACAGCTTCTTTACGCAGCTCTTTATAGCCATAGGCCAACGCCAAACACGCGACACACATCAGCAAACACGCAACAAGAAGAAGTGTCATTTCTTTCCTCCGATCTCCGTGACGCCTTCGATCTTAACGATCAGCTTGCGTTCTTTATTCTCCACCGGCTTTTCCGAATAGCCGCCGTTCTTCTCCTGCTTCAGTGCGTTCATACATCCGGCAGCGCCCTTGTTGCCAGTAACCATCATGCGTTCCAGCCAACTGGTTCTGCGGCGTTTGGCCCAGCGCAGTATCTTGTCATAGCCGGGAGTGGTCTTCATCTGTTCGTACTCCTCATCCTCGATATCCAGAAAGTTAAGCATACCGGCTTCGTCTGGAAAGACGAGGCGCTTTTCTTCGCAGTCCCGGAAGTAGTAAAGAACCTTCTGTTTCAGTTCCTCTTCTGTGTAAGTAAAATCCATGCCATCCCCTCAAAACGTCATATACTCCTGCGGTATCTCACCGCCGGTCATAAAGTCTTCATAATCGTTCGGCATATCATCGAACTCATCCCATATCTTCGGCTTCTTCGGCTTCACGGCATTCAGCGATCTGTTGATGCAGAAATAACGTACACCGTCTATTGTATGTGTGATGTCGTGCGGGTCTTTGGCGCAGTCGTTGGGGTTGAGTTCGTCGTGCTGTATGGACTGTATGTCTTCCAGTATCCCGCCGATGTTATCAAAGAACATGAGCATCGGCAGAGTCTTGGGTGCTTTCTCCTTGCCTCCATACAGCTCGATAACATACGGATCATGGAGAGGCGCCGGGTCAAGCATAGACCGCATAATCATGTGACCCTGTACCCGGTTGTTGTCCGACCGGACTATGGGCAACCCGTAGTTGGAGAATATCTCCGCCATCGTCTTGCCGCTTTCCTTCTGCCGGTTCCACATATCGGGAGGCGCGAACGTAACAGCTATGTTCTCGTTTCTCAGTGTATGAGTAACCGCTTCGCGCGCAGCGTCCTGTATGTTCAGGCCTTCCATCTCATACGACCGGATGCACCAGCATCGCCCGTCTTCGTCCACGGCCCACCAGAAACAGGCGAACATATCAAGGCCGTAGTCGAAGCTGCGGTACATCTGCCAGTGGTTCGGAATAGGAAAAGACTTGCGGACGTTTACGTCTGGTTTGAAGTTGTCAAAGTAACAGCCGCCGAGGATGTTCCAGTCGCCGTAACGCATCGCGTCCGAGTTGGCCATCATCGAGATGTCGCTCAGATAGTCCGGGTTGCGTTCCAGCATGATGACGTTATCTTCGGCACGAGCAAAGATAAACGAGTACTGCTTCGGATTCTCGGTCTTCTCCGGGTGTTCTTTGTCCACCTTGAACTTGCGGTCAATGAACAGCCGTTTCACCCAGAAATGACCTACGCCGCCGGGGTTACAGGTAAGGTAGAATCTCTTCGGGAAATCGTTGTCGCCACGTAAGCACGCCGCAAGGTGCCGGAAGGTTCTCTCGGAAAACTGCGTGGCCTCATCCATGCAGATGATGTCGTGGCTCTGGCCCTGGTACTCGTTCTCTGACTCCATACCAGACCAGTGACCGAAACGAACAACACTCCCGTTGTAGAATGTCAGTACGTGTGTGGTGCCGTTGTAGCTGACCATCTCCTGCGGCAGCAGGGCCAGCATAGGCTCTATCAAGTTCTGCGACAGCTCCGGGTAATGCGCACGGATTATCAGCACCCTGATGCCCGGATAGTTGATGCAGTACATGATCGCAAGCCGGATAACCGCATGGGATTTGCCGCCGCCCTTAGCACCACCATAACAGGTGAACTTTGTCTTGCTGTTGAAAAACTCTATCTGCTTCGGGTTCAGTTTCCCAAGGTCAAGAACAATGTCGCCCTCGCCCTTTAAGGCTCTTTGCTTTGCTATTCCGGCTCACCCCCACAAAAAAAGGAGAGCCAGCACCACACAGGTACGGCTCTCAAGAAGCTCTAATGGTTTGGCGTCATGCGCCTATTACAGCTCAATGCGAACTAACGTTGCACATCGGCATTTGATCTCTATACCCTTCGATCTGGCACCGTAATATGCCCGTGCCAACACGCGACGACAGACAGGACAGCGGAGTAATCCATCCCCTCCGGGTATCGCTGACAGAGGCTTATTATTTTTTTGCCGGCCTTTCTCCAAAGGGTAGCCCCCTGTTTTTCCGGTATACCCCGTAGGGGAGCGGTTTTCACGCCACGGTTTGTCGCATCCCAATGCTGTCAGCACAACCGTCGTGGGGCGTAAATAGTACGCTACACATACACTATTAGCACGCTTTTGCGAACTTGTCAAGTAATTTGTTCGGAATTTGCTCTTAAAGCTGTGTGTAATATTATATATAGCCTACGAGAGAGCGCGACGTCAGTTTTTCCGCTACCCGGGGTGGGAGGGGGTCTACACTGGGGGAGGTAGGCGCAAGGCCACGCACCCACGCAGCCCCGGCGGGAGACCGACCCACCGGCCGGGAGGTAATAGCATAGCACCAGAGCTGGTGGTACACCAGCCGAGGGTGCTGGTCGAGACAGTTACCTACCGGTATCGTTGTCCTATAAATGGGACACTGATCTATGCGGTAGCTATATAAACAGACCACTCATAAGACCAAGCTTGCTAACTGGTTATGGCTAATCACCATAACCAGTTGTTATTACTTGTAGGGGGCTGCGCCCCCTCAGGTCGCTTCGCTCCCTTCGCACCCCTGCTGTTGGCAATAGACCAGCGTTAGCTGTTCTAAATAAAACTATTTTATTATTGGAGGTTTTACCATGTACTACTACCTGCCTGAATACCATTGCATCATTGATGCCATCGAACAGGACTGGCTCTTCGGTGAAGACCAGCTTGAGTGGTTCGTAGAGAATGAGACTGTGTCCATTCTCACTGGCAAAGAGGCCGAAACGCTGTATCGCAATGTCGATATTCGTATGGCCGAAGAAGAGCGGGAACTCTGGTCAGACATTGCGACTGACTACATGAGCGACTGCTTCTAATGGACGGGAACTTCCCGTCTACTCCCACATAGCAGGAGCCTTGACGTGGCGTGGGAGCTTAACCACCAATCCTGACTATCTATTGCTTGGAGGTTCTACCATGAAAATCAAGGCTCATCTCGTTTTTGAAAACAACTCTTTCTTCTTCGTCGAAGACGGCCCGTTTCGCGGCGCTGTGTTCGTTGACACAGGACTGAAAGAGCCGTCCTACGTCCTCGCCTTCGACAGCAAGGAAGCAGGGAACGAGCTGTTTCTTGCATTGAAGAAAGAGTCTGGATTCGAAGTCATGGGCGTTGGGGATGATCTCTCAGAAGGGTATTCAAAACGTTTGAGAGATTTTCTTCTGTATGAAATTTGGTGCGGTTCCGTGTCGAAGTATGTAGGTATCGCAACAATCAAGTAATTCCCGCTGATGATGGGGAGGGTGGCTCCCTCCCCGAAACGCTGGTGCGTCCGGGATAGCCAAATCCCAAATACTATCTACGAAGCTCATGGTAAGCAGGCCATGGGCTTCAACTGTTTTAAGGAGGAACTGCTATGCGTAAATCTTTTGAGTTTGTGTGTGAGATCGTCTACCGGGACGGGACTGAGGAAACTCGGTATCTCACTGTCCACGCCAGCAACGAGGACAAAGCTCGTGAGTTCTTCAAGCGTGACATCTGCAACTTGAAGTACTGCTACGAGCAACAGATCAAGAACATCCGTAGAGTGTAAATGCTGAGCATGAGGGCATGACTGTTTTCGTGTCCTCTTCTGAGCATTTAGCTCAAATACTTAGGGTGGCGACCTACGCCGAAAGGAGAATCGCAATGTTCGCAAGCAAAATCGAAATCAGGGTTGAAGGAAATGACCGTGTGTATGCGCCGAATGAAGGGGTCGTGATGGCAATATTTGATAGCCTCAACAGCCATAGACGCAAGGCAATACACGTAGAAGTTAATGGGATAGGATATGATTGGGAAGATAGGGAAACGAAAGAAAGGCCTATCAAGTATTGGTATGTGTTAGAGATATCGCCGGATGTAATGACTGCCAGCTACACAATAAGTGTTATAGCTGTAGACGAAGATCATATTGATAGCATGGCAAACGATCCGGCTGCCTATAATCATGAAATAGCTGGTGAATGGTTCACTGGATTGGTGGTGAAGGAACTAATAAACTATTTGCATGGAAGCATTAACTGGTAAACGCATAACCAGAGGGCATCAACCGAAAGGTTGGTGCCTTTTATTATGCGCTTAGACATGACGCAGAAGCCGATATTCCCGGAAACCGGGCGGCTAACCGAAGGAGGTTATTACTATGTCTATCAGCCTGAATCTTGCCAATGCTCTCACCGAGGTCGAATTGCTCAACAAGGAGCTGGGGCTTGGACTTCATAAGTCCACGGTCAAGGCTATCGAAGATGGCAAAGACCAGCTTGGCGTATTCTTCTGCCTTGTCTTGCATCAGGTGGATACCAATGTCAGCACCGCTGAAATTGGAAGTGTCACTCAATTCAAGGACATTGCAAAGATTCACCGGGGTGAAACCCGTGTGAACAAAGCTGGCTTCCCGACTAAGCGTGGGGATGGCTGGAAGCGGTTCTTCAACGCTCTCTTTGAGCAGAAGCCGGAGCTTTCTAAGCTTGGCTATGCTGGCGCACTTGAAGCGTTGGAAGGGAAGACCATCAACGTGTGGTACACCCGCAGCAAGCAGGGCTACATCGGAGTTCATTTCTCCGAAGCTGCTTACCGCTACGCTATCGCTAATGGAGAGATCGGTTCTGACGATGATGTTGCAACTGATGGCAAGAAACTCAACGAGGACTGCCCGTTCTAAGGCAGTCCTCACTCTTAACGCAGAGTGGCCCCACTACGGTGGGGTTAATGCGGCGGCACGGTCACAAGCCCGTGCAAAGTCATACGTTGCATTTGCCGTTATACCCGGATACCGGGCGGCATACCGAAGGAGGTAATTATTATGACGAACAAGGCTTTCATGCAGATGGTACGTGATGAGTACGGCATCCTCACAGAGGATGATCGCATCACTCAGATCAACACGACCGAGAAGCAGGAGTATTCCATGCTGGATATGCGAGAGGATGAAGAGTCCTTCGCCCAGCTTATGTGGCTCTGCTCCAAGCCTGCTATTGGCTTCACCGGAAAGCAGAAGTACCTGTCAAATGATTACATCGCTCCGATGGAAATCAAAGGTCACTGGTTCCTTACTGCTACTCATGCTATTTGCTACTACCGTTGCAAGTACGCTGAGGATGCGGCGAAGTACGAAGCTGGCAATCCCAATGCAATCGACAATGCTGGTGACGCTATACGTGCATCGAAGAAGGACATCAGCAGAAGTAACTGGAACGACATCAAAGAAAGTTTCTATCAAGCTATCCTTGACGCCAAGTTCCATCAGAATCCTGAACTGGCTCGCAATCTCATCAATGAGGATGGTGTATTCCGTTGCTCCGAGAAAGAAGGAGGTAAAGCTATGGCTATGGCTCTAACCAAAGTCATGCTGAATCTCAAGGCCGAAGATGAAAAGTACGCAAGAGAGACTTTGCGCCACAAGTTCTAAGCATTGTTAAAGCCCATCAGCCGATTGGTTGGTGGGCTTTATAGAGTGCTTAGCGCTCAAATTATTTTATGGAGGTATGTACCATGAAAAAACTGATTGTCCTGTTGCTGTGTGTGTTACTCGTTGCAAGCTCAATGTTCCTTGGCTTTGCCGTAGCTCTGAAGTCAATCTATCCGAGGTCTATGCGTGTAATAGGTATTGAATATGATAACGACCTTGTAATCGCTGAAGATGCGATGGGATTTGTGTGGACGTGGGAGGGAACAGAAGATTGGTGCTGCAACGATGACGTTGCAGTGATAATGTTCGATCGCTTTACGCCAAACACAATAAGAGATGATGTGATAATCGCTATCAGATATAGCGGAATGTAAAGAAAGGAGAAAAAGAAAATGATAGAACTCATCAAAATGATTTTCGTGCTTCTTGAAGAACAGAAAAACGAAGAAGCGAAAACAAAATAAAAAATAAAAAAATAAATAAAAAATAAAAATAAATACCATTTAAGTGCAATTTAAAAAACAAAAAACGCGAGGCTTGCCCCAGCTAAAAGCCTTAAGAATCTGGCTGGAAATAAATACTTGGAGGTAATCTCTATGTTCACCATCACTAAGAATGCTGTTTACACCGTCAACACTGCTCGCTCCGGCTTCAAGAAGGACGGCACCGGCTACGCTCTCATCAAGCTGATCGAGCGTGAAAACCAGCCGAAGGATATTGAGCGTCCTTCCAACTCCAACGCTGCCTGCAACCTGTGGTTCAACGCTTTCCCCGAAGCGCTCAAAGGCGTGAAAGACGGCGCTCTCATCAAGATCACCGACTTCGAGGGTGTGAAGTGGATTCACGAGGAGTACTTCAAGCGGGATGGTAGCAAGGGCTACCGGGACGTCATGGAACTCGTCAATCCCGTGGCTGAGCTTGCCTGATCTCCCTTACTTCGTCCGAGCCGGAGCGGACGTTAAACCTACTCCGGCTTTTTTATTAACTTGAAAGGAGAAAAGAAAATGTGGCACGTTTTTGAGGATAACTGTGGGATCAAAACCGTTATCGCAACGGTATGGAGTGAGAGTAAAGCGTGGCTTATTGCCACAAGGGAAACGTCTGTAGTGAAGTCTGCCCGTGGCATTCGCTACGGCTATGAAAGGGTGTAATTATGCCTGATTTGTATTCTCCTGGATGCGAAGTACAAGATTGGCTTGATTACGAAGCCGATATGTACGAGATGGAAATGGAAGAAGAAGCTCCATCGGAAGAAGAAATAGAGGAGATGTACTACTTGTACAGACTTGCTCTTGAAAAGGAGGATAGCTTTGAGCGAGTGGGACTTGAAGTACGAGCAGTTTAAGTCATACGACCAAATGCTCGAAGAACTACGCCGACGACCGAACAACAGATTCATGAAATATGAACATGATTCTGATAGAAAAGGTCATGAGGATTGGCATGGCACAAAAAGTCTTGCTGAAGCATATAAGCTTCTCGGTGAAGGCTATGTAGCTGCCGTGAAAAAAATGAAAACCAGCGTAGAAAAGCAGATAAAAGCCAACGCTGGTAAACTGGAAGTAGTAAACCATGCTCGTCCAGCCAATGCTATCGTTGGCTATATTCCTAATGTGCCTAATGCTTTGCGTGGCTTACCGCAGAGCATGATAACTGTAAATATCAAGCCGATGAAAAAGAAAACGCTACATATCCTGTACACTATGGGCGGTAGCTGTAATGAGGAACGATCATACTTTGAAAACGCCGGTATTGCACTTCTGTCTGCTGTTGATCTAATCGAGAAGAGCGGAATCCAGACGAAGATCGATCTGTCCTATTACTGTGGGAAGATCGGTAATGAAGTCTGTATGCCGAGCATCACTATCAAGAACTACGGAGAACGGTACAGCGTGCAGAAAGTAAGTTTCCCTCTTGCTCATACAGCCATGTTGCGCCGTATCGGATTCAAATGGCTTGAAACTTTCCCGGATATGGGGCGTGACTTCAGCGGAGGTTACGGAACACCGCTGAGAGCAAACGAAATTGAGGAGGTATGCAAACAAATCAAAGAACCGAACACGCACGTAATCAGTACAGCATGGATCAACGACAACAACTGCGAAGTCGAAAAAATCATGGAGAAATTGGGGGTATAATGATTGTCCGAATTTGATAACCTTTTGGAAGAGTTCGAGAAAACTCCGGTGAAAACCACAACCACTGGTAAGAAGTTGACTACCACGGCGGCAGTCAACGAAATCGTGAACAGCATCATGAATGTAGTCGCTCTCAACAGCGGTGACATGATCGCTGAGATGCTGATTCCGAAGATTCAGCAGAAGATCGAAAAGGAGATCGGCCTTATCCCGCCTCGTATTGAGGTCAAGGCAAACGATCAGGTCAAGATCGTAGAAGGGGTTACTCATGAAAAGTTCGAGACTGTCTTACAGATGGTCAACATGGATATTCCCGTGTACATGACAGGCAAAGCAGGCACCGGGAAAAACGTAATCTGCAAGCAGGTTGCCGAAGCTCTCGGCTTGGACTTCTACTTTACCAATGCAGTAACTCAGGAGTATAAGCTCACCGGATTTATCGATGCCAATGGTCACTATCAGGAAACGCAGTTCTACAAGGCGTTCACCAAAGGAGGTCTGTTCTTCCTCGATGAGATGGATGCGTCCATTCCCGAAACCCTCATCGTGCTTAATGCCGCCATCGCAAACCGCTACTTCGATTTCCCCTGCGGCAAAGTGGAAGCCAATCCAAATTTCCGTGTAATCGCCGCAGGCAATACGTTCGGTACAGGTGCTGACATCAACTACACTGGACGGTACTCTCTGGACAAGGCAAGTCTTGACCGATATGCAGTTGTCCAAATTGATTACAGTCCGAAGATCGAATCAAGTCTGGCCGATGGAGACAACGACCTGCTCAACTTCGTGCATGGTTTCCGAACTGCGGCAGACAAAGCGTGCGTTGAGTGCATCTGCTCCTACCGAACCATCGAGCGAATCTCGAAACTCAAAGGAGTTCTTTCCAGTCTTCAGGAAGTGTTGGAGGCAGCGCTTACCAAGGGAATGGATAAGGATACTCGTAACACCATCATCAACCGTATGAACGAAGACCCGTCACTCAACAATAATCCGTATGTGGCGGCTTTCAAGAAAATCTAAGGAGGTAACTATGTCCAAGATGTCCAATGAAGAAAAAACCCTGCGCATGATGGTAGCTAAGCCCATCATCGGCACGAAGATTCTGCCCAAGCTTCTGGATGACCTTCATGAAATCTGTAATAAAGTCGAACTGGACTTCCCGGAGTTCATGCTGGCATTCTCGATAGACTTCATGCGTACCTGCATCATGACGGGGAAAGAAACCGGATATGCTGTCGATATCGACGCAATGTGCAAGGCACTCAAAAAAGAGTGCTATGGGGAGGAAGAGTAATGGAAGATACCGATCTTGAAGTTCGTGCCAGTAAGATCAAGATGGCAATGATGCTTCTGAACCAGCAGAAGCGAAATACCACCGATCTGATCGTGAAGCTCGCAGATAAACTTGATCTCCATCCGTGTGATATCGACATCATTTACCATAGTGATTGTTTGGAAGAAGCCATCGCTGTCGCTCTAAAGATGGGTGTAAAGGTTGATCTTGATGGTTTCTTTGAAACCATGCGTGAGTCCATCAAACAAAAGGCTGAAATCCAGCGTGAGTAATCCGTGAGTAAATCCCGCAAACCATTGGTACTGAAAAGCGAACTCCAATTCTACAAGCCCGGAGAAAAACCGTGCAAAACCCATGAAAATAAAAAGAAACCCCGGAACTACAAGAGTTCGGGGTTTCGTACTTATGGTGCGGGAGATGGGACTTGAACCCACACAAAACCCAGCTAATTCAATAGTTCCGAGCTTCCGTGAGTAATTCCGTAGTAATTCCTCATGGCTTGAACGTCCTCGTTTACATCCATCTGAGACAGTTTGATGTAAATCTTATGCACCGTCTGTATGTTGCTCCACCCGCCGACAGCCATAATGCTACGTTCACTCCACTTGAGGTGATAGCCAAGGGAGGCGAAGCTCCGGCGAAGTCCGTGGACACCTACAAGAGGAAGTCCTGCCTTTTTGCATACGCTGTTTACAGCCTTGTGAATTGAATTTGGGTGCATCGTTACAAGCTTGCCAGAATGAGGAAGAACTTCGAGTAACCTCGGAATAAAGATCGGGATCACTCGTGACGAACCAGCGTTCTTTGTCGCGCGCTTCTCCACAAGACAGTTGGTACTGTCAAACACTACTGACTTATTAATGTGTATGCAATCGTCTATGTCCTGTCGATCCAGCGCCATCAATTCAGATAACCGTAGCGAATGTAACGCGAGCAGGACAGCCAGCTCAATCTGTTCTCCCCGGACTTGTCCAAGTAAGACCTGTATCTGGTCATAGTTAAGCCAACTTAACTCGTTATTGGGAACAAGCGGGAGATTCACATCAGGAACAGGCCAGTCAATTGCCCGCAACGAACTACAAACAAGGCCCCATGCATTAGTAAGAGTTTTCGCTGAACAGAGTTTGGCCTCCTCGTTAATCATCTGCTGCCACTGGATAGAATCTATGTACTGTACTACATAAGGCTTGAACCTGCCTTTGCGAATGTAGGTATAGCCTCGGATGGTAGAAGGAGAAAGTATATTCTCGTTGTTGTTGATGTAGTTGTCTATTACTTCTCCAAGCAGATAACGATGAGGCCGCAAAGCGGCTTCAATAAGCCCAGCCTTGATAGCTCTGGCTTCAGCATAATACTCAGCCTCAGAACTCTTAGTTACCCGTACCCGTCTGCCGTGGTACATGATCTGTGCGGAATACTGCCCGCTCTTCAGCAGATGCGGACGAGGCACGCTAATCTCCGCCTCCTCACGCAATTGCTTGGAGCCGCACCAGTTGCAGAATATGGAATTGTCTTCAATAACCCGTCTGCAATTTCTGCACTTCATGTCCGTTGTCTCCGTGTTCGCTTTATCGGTCTGTTTAACGTTTAGTGTATGATTTTTCGGACGGATGGGTGTAATTACTACCCTGAGGGCAAAAAGCGCTCTCAGGGCGTTCTGATGCATTTAGCGGGGGAACTGGATCACACGGCCTCGTCTCTTGCTTTATCGGATGTTTCCGGCATAGGCATACCGTAGTCTCTCAGGATGAAAGCTACGTTCTGCTTCTCGGAATCCGATGCCTGCCTCCAAGCGGAGATGAGACTGGATTCTATGTCTCTCAGGCGAAACTCTTTACCGGTAAGAAGATAGTCAGTAGACACGCCAAGGAACTCAGCGAACGCAATAACAGTGTCAGTGCGTATGGACGCTGTTCTGCCGGACTTAAGGTCAGACATAATAGCTTTGCGTATATCCAGCTTCACACACATGGCAGAAGGAGTAATGCCGCGAGCTTTACAGACTTCTACAATACGCTCGTACATAGTCTGTTCAGCCATATGGAAACCCCCTCAAAAGTTCGGAAAATACGAAAAAGCTATTTACAAGTTCGGTAAATAGTGATATATTACTTATATGGTACAAGTTTTAGTACTTATGAAGCGTAGTATATTACAAGATTTTGTACTTGTCAACATCAAAGGGGTGAAAGGAAATAACGGATTTCGGAAAGGAAGTAAAGAAAAAGCTGATCGAGATAGACCAAACGCAGAGATGGCTTCTGGATGAAGTCAACAAGAAGACTGGCCTGCGTTCTGATCCTCCGTATCTGAACAAGATACTGAGCGGTGCTGAACGATCTCCCAGACTTACCGCAGCAATCTCAGAAATCCTCGGTATCAAGTCGTGAGACAGCTTCGCAAGGATGAAAGGCTGGTACAGGTAAGGCTCTTCCAATGCAATGAGTGCGGAACAAAAACCTATTTCACAAAAAGAAAAAACAAAACAATAGCAGGTCATATAAAAACAGCCTACTGTTACAAGTGCAAAAAGAAAACAGATCATACGCAAATCGACTGAAAGGATGGAGCAAATGGAAGAAAAAGAGAATGTCGTAGCTGTTTCCACCGACGCTGCGGCTGAACCTCCGAAAGAAGCTCTGGCCGTTAAGAACCAAGATTTACCCGCAGCACGGGGAGATATGTGGGCTGGCGGTCAGAGCTTCGCTGATGCTATGCGGATGGCAAAGGTACTCAGTACCGCCCCGATGGTTCCTCAGAGCTACAGGGGCGAACCCGGCAACTGCCTGATCGCTCTGGATATGGCAATGAGAATGAATGTATCACCCATGATGGTGATGCAGAATCTCTACATCGTGCAGGGCAATCCCGGCTGGTCTGGTCAGGCCTGCGTAGCACTCATCAACAACAGCGGGAGATTCACTCCTCTGAAGTTCAAGGAAACTTCCGACGGAGATGACTTCTCCTGCACTGCCTACGCCACTGAGATCGCTACCGGCGAAACTCTTTACGGTACTACCGTGGACAAGAAGATGGCGAAAGAGATGGGCTGGTGGGATAAGAACGGAAGCTACTGGAAGAAAATGCCGATGCAGATGGCTCGTTACAGAGCTGCGGCATACTTCGCAAGAACGTACTGCCCGGAATCTCTGATGGGTTGCTACACCAGAGACGAGCTGTACGACATTCATGAATATCCGAAGGAGTGAAGAAATAGTTGGCAACAATGGTTGAGAAGGGAATGAACTACACGGCTCAGCGAGTCCGCAGCGGTTCTTCCCCGAAAGGTCAGTGGGAGCTTATCAGCGTGGTAGATAACCGTGGTAAGAATCCCATTACTGTTTATGTGCGCAATATGCCGTCCGGCGTTGTTGAAGGTCAGAAGTTCAATGTGGAAGAGCTGTTCTCTGTGAAGTACGGCTTCAAGAAGGACAAGTTCGAGAAGTGGCAACCGTCTATCAGTTGCGAGGCAACAGTACATCCAATTGCTTCTGAATACGACACCGAAATCCTTGGCCAGGGCAACGTCGATTGGGCAGAACTTCAGGGCGGTGACGATCCTTGGGCCGACATCGCAGAACTGCCCATGTAAAAATTCACGCAATGGTTTTGTAACTATGACGGGAGAATAAATAACCTATTAAATAATAAGTAAGATTTATTCTCCCTAATAGTTACAAAACTAATGGAGAAAGGAGAATGAACTTTGACTACTGCCACTCAGAAACAGCGGCTTCTGGATCATCTGGTCAAGTACAAGAGCATCACCAGTCTGGAAGCCACACGAAAATACTACATTCTCAGACCGTCCAACCGGATGCAGGAACTTAAGGCAGACGGTTACGACATCCAGACAGAAATCGTTTACAAGAAGAAACGAGACGGCACAACAACACACTACGCAAAGTATACATTGGTGTCTTAATGGATAGCGTCAGACTCACGATAGAAATCCCGGCTGAACTCGCCACAGCAATAGCGGGTTTCTTGGAGAGCATGAAGATAGTGGCGGTAGAAAAAAGTGAAAAAGAAACTAAACAACCTGTTGCTGATGTTGTTTGTGATGTGGAACAGGTTCTGTTGCCTGAGTCCGTGGAAGAAGTTGAAGACTTCTGTAGAGAGAATAACCTGGTGGTAAACGGTCGCAGGTTCTTTAACTTCTACAAGGATCGCAACTGGCACGACACCAACGGCAAGCTAATCAACAACTGGAAAGAACGAATCCTGCTTTGGGATGATGGAGACCGCAAGAAGAATCCGAACAAGGTCATCCGCGCTCCCAGACCGACAGGCAAGGATGACACGGAAAGACTGACTAAAATGCTGAGTGTGGAGGGTAACTGATGGAATTTGTTGTACTCGGAAATCCGGTAACGAAGAAGAACAGTATGCAGATAGTGAAGAATAAAAAGACAGGGCGATGGTTTCCGGTACAATCCAAAGTCTATAAAACTTTTCGCAATCAGGCATTGAAGCAGTTGGAGGCAACCGGGGAGCCTATCAATACCCCTGTAAATATATGCTACACGTTCTACATGGATAACCACCGAAGAGTAGACGGTCTTAACCTTTGCGCAGCAATGGATGACGTCCTCGTCGAAGCCGGTATCCTGACGGACGATAACAGAGACATCGTAGCGGGACACGACGGTACCCGTGTCTACTACGACAAAGACAATCCCAGAACAGAAGTGACCATTACGGAGTTAACCAATTATGAGCAATGGAAAAGAGACTAAGAAATTCTGCGAAGCTCTCGCAGAGAAGTTCCCTAAGTTCAGCCGTGTTCAGATGTGCATGATACGCAATCCTGAATATGGTATCCAGTTAGCTCCTGAAGCTGTTTCTGTCCTCAGGGATAAAGGTGTACTCCCAAAAGTAGAAGTCCCCGCACAGAGCGTTAAACAGGCCTATAAACGCAAGAAACCGAACAGGTTCACAGTAAGGCTTTCCGATAGCCAGACAGTTCGGTTTTTACAAGCCAAAGATGCGTCAGGGTGCGCTACCGTACAAGAGTATCTGGAAAAACTAATCATGGAGGAAGCAAGTGCATACAGTGACGACTCTCTGCTGGAAATGTCAGGAGGAGATCAAATCAATCTATGGGATGCGGATCTTACAGGATCAGACCCCGGACAATAAGTGCGCAATCTGCGGCAAAAAGAAATCTGGTTATCCGCTGAACAAAGTGGAAATCTACAACAAAAAAGGAGAATGAAAAATGAAGAGAACCGTTGTTGGCGTTGATGTAAACGTTGTGTACTACGGGGAAAAGTCCCTGAGCTTCCATTTCGGAAGCGTCGAAGATGCCCTGCCCATGATCAACACCTCTCTGAAGGAGGGGTACAAGGTGACCATCTCCAATGACGTAAAGTTCGAGGAAGAGGAGGCTGTATAAATATGGGCTGGGGTGTACATGATTATCCGGAGCCTCCCGACGAGGCTCCGGTTCCCGTATGCCCTGTATGCGGGAATGAGTGCGAAGAAGTCTACCTGAACGAAAACGGAGAAGTCGTTTGCTGCGATGTCTGCATCGACAAAGTATTCTGGCATCGGGATGCTTACGAATGGATGGAGGATGAAACCGCATGAAGAATAAAACGGCAGGGATCATAATCGCTTACGTGCTGGGTCAAGTCACCCAACTCGTAATTCACGGGATGGTTCTCAACAACAATATGTATGCCTATAGGCAGATACCGTTCTGTATCGCTGCGGGGTTTGTTATTTTATTTGCCCTCATCGCAGGCGTAGCTTTAGCCAATAGGACTATTGAGAAAGAAGAAAAAGAAGATAAGGCTTATTGGGAAAAATACGCGGAGATTCCAGATTCCACAAAAACTAAAGGCGGGCTTCATGCTAAAGCCAAGGAGCTGACTTCCAAGTGAACACAATAATAGACCCGGACGGAGAAGTAAGAAGCCTTGCAGAATGGGCAAGACTCAATGGAAGAAACGAAAATACAGTATATCGTCGATGGTGCGAAGGTGAGCGGGATATCTGGAAGCTTGTAAGGGAACCGCAAAGGTCTGGCAGGAAGAATGATCTGGATATTCCGCAAGGCAAACCGGAACTCACAGACGAACAAAAAAAAGAACTGATTAAGCTTGCTAAATACAGTGAAGGGCAAAAAGACAGAGGCAGAATGCTCTGTGATTTTGTTCCTTGTCAGAGAGTATATGCAAGCTGGTTGTTAAAGGAGCTTGGTTTAGATGAATGAAAACATTGCTTTGCTGTTTGGGTTTGTTGTTGTGTTGTTGTTGTGGTGGATAGGGGGAAAGCCATAATGGGTGAATGGATAGAAACAAAAGTTCGCTTGCCGGAAATAGGAGAAAAGGTGCTTGTGTTCGGAAGCCACGGAGGAATATACACCGCAAGATATGAAAAAGAGGGTTGGTGGAAGCCCGGAGTAAAAGATCATTACTGCAACCCGACTCATTGGATGCCTCTTCCTGAGCGGCCAGAAAGAAAAAGGAGAAAACCATGACAGATTATAGCGAACTGGTAAAGCAACTACGCTATTGTGCATCCGGGTACGAGCCGTGCGAAGATTGCGAAAGAATAGATACAATCGCGTGTGAACCGATATTGATGTCCGAAGCCGCCGATACCATAGAGGAATTACAGAAAGACCTTGAGAGGTCAAAAGAGTATGAAACATTTTGGGAAAAAGCAGCTAACGAGGCATTGAAAAAGTTTCAAATTGCCGTTGCAAGCAAGCCCCGTTGGATTCCCGTGACGGAGCGGTTGCCGGAGGATTTGCAGAATGTGCTTGTCATTGATGACGGGCGTGTGTGCATCGGTCATTGCGAACACTATTACGGCGAAGAGGAAGTCTATGTCGAGTGGCACGACACGCTTTATTATCCAATCGACCCGCCGTACTGGATGCCGCTCCCGGAGCGGCCAAAGGAGGAAGCAGAATGAGCGGAATATACATCCATATGGAGATGCCGAAAGGTTGTGCTTTTTGCAAAATATCAAGGCGCAACGGTAAGAAAATGATTTGCCCGTTTATCTGGAAGTGCGAATGGGATATACACGATCCTATGTCAGCAGACCATAGATTAGACGATTGCCCTCTCGTCCCCGTCCCGGAGCATGGGAGGCTTTTGAATGTGCTAAAAACAGAACGTGAGTGTGTCAGCAGGGATTGTGACCGCAACTGCGGGAAATGCGACTTAGCCTTAGGGCAAAGCGAGATACTCTCCGTGTATGACACATTGATTTCAACGTTCAGCGACCCGGCAGATAAGGAGGGAGAGTAAATGTGGAATGAGCAACTAAATCTCGCTGAAACAATAACTGATTTCATCAGGAGTAGTAATTGGCTGAACACGCGGGACCAAAGGACTCTTGCCCAGCTCCGAGACACGGCGGTTTGCGTTGATAGTCCTATAGGAGAGTACAGATGCCAAGTTGAAATCCTGTTTTCTCCGCAGAGCGGGCGGGAGCCGATATGCGTCGACACTTGCCTACAGCATGAGATTCATGAGTTGATCCTCAAGCATAACGTAAACACCATCGGTTGTTGTTGCGGTCATGGCAGAAAAGAAGCGTACATCCAAGTTTCTCCATACTCTGTGCAAAAAATGCACGAACTTGGATATGAGCCGCTGCCGGAAAAAGAGGACGGACAAGGAAAGTGGTGCTTCAAACCAAAAACGTACTTTCTTGAACCTGTAAATAGAACTTACAAGTTGACTGTTGGGGATAGATGGGCAGATAAGGAGGGGGGATAAGTAATGTACGACCCAGATTGTGGAAACTGCGAACACTTCAACGATTGCGTAATGCGAAAGGCATTGAAAGCCGCAAGGGAAACGATATTCAACATTAACCGAGAACTATCTGGACGGAAAGACTTTATCTTTGACGGAAAGCTAATCCAGGCAGAGGAGGTAGAGGGATGACAACCAATACAGCCAATATTGTTGAGTGCAAGGACTGCGTATACGGCAGAGAAGCAAACGTGCCAAACGCTGTGTTTTGTATGCTGAACCATCAAACCTTTCCAATCCCGGTATATGGTTGTAATAATGGCAGACCTGGCAGAATCGTTCCGCAGACCAAAGCCGACCGCATCCGGGCTATGACGGATGAGGAACTGGCAGAGTGGATTGACCATATACAGGCAGACGCATACGAGCGGGGAATGATGGAAACGCCTGTAGTGGACTACCCCAATATTTATAGTGAATGGCTTTCGTGGCTCAAAAGCCCGGAGGTAGACAATGGCTGACCGAGTGTTCACTCTGGAAAACGGATGGAAGGTGCACGCGCCGGAAAACTGTTGCCTATTCTGCGACCACTGCACGGATATCTTTTACGACAGCGGCGGTATCTACATGACATGGTGCGATATAGGCAAGGCCGCATACACCGGATTGCGCGGAGAGTGCGAAGACTTTATCGAGGAAGTAGACAATGGCTAAATACATCGAAAGAGAAGCGTTTATTGACCACATCCGCAAAGAAGCACAAGGGTTGCACACAAAGATGCCAATGGATTTAGTCATTGAGGGTGTGGTGAATGAAGCGAAGGCATTTCCCGCCGCTGATGTTCAACCCGTCCGACATGGGCGATGGATTGACAAACGAAACATTGAGCATGATGGCGAATGGTATTGCTCCGAGTGCGGAAACGAGGTCACAATCTGTATGTGCGGAAAAGACGAAACGCGGGAGTACCCGTACTGCCCCAACTGCGGAGCAAAGATGGATAAGGAGGAAGAATGAGCATAAAACTTTGGGCATATGACCCAGATAAATGCGATGGGGATTTTTGCCCCCTCGACTGCGACAACTGCATCAAATCAGAAGAAAATGATGTAATTGAACCGTCGGATGACGATTTTGAAATGGGATTTGACCCGTATATGGGCTGCTACACTGATGACTGCTAAGGAGGATGACAATGGCACTGCGTAATTTCTATGTGGAAGCAGAGATCGACGGGAGAAAAACCAATCTGGCTGGTGGCCCTCAGTCTAAGGACGGCGGTATGTATATCACAATCTACCAGAGGGATAATGGAAGTAAGCTGAAAGCTGTTACGATCAACTGCTGGGCTGATGAAAACGGCAGGCTGCATACTATCGTAGACAACAAAGTTGACAAGTCAGCCAGCGCCGTTAACACGGTAAGATAAGTCATGAACGACAATACGTATACGTTCATAGAAACAGTAAAGGAGCGCGGGCATATGGCCCGCAGCTCCAAGCATAAAATCCGAAGAGGCGGAAATCACGTAAAGATGCCAAGCGACAGCTTGAGCTATAAAGAAAAGAAGGAGCTGAATGGAAGCGTGAGTACCTATGAAATGGACAAGCCTCATACATACTATGAGCTGCTTGCTTTCCCCGCTGACCTACGCAAAGAATATATCGAGGGTTTAGTTGAAAAATACAGCCCAAGTCTGAATGACTTCGCAAAGATGTTGAAAGTGAGACGAGACGCGGTAAAGTCGCTGCTTTCCAACCTTGGCATCACACATGAACGCGGATATAAAACCGCTGTTCAGTCGTTCGAGTGGCGCAGGTTTATGGGGGAAGAACAGACAACAGAACAGCCTACAACAGTAGTGGAAGAAAAACCTGTCAAAGCTCCTGAAGCTGCTGTTGTGTTTGAGTCCCCTGCGTATCAAGCGGTCTATGTGGAACTTACGCTTGTTGGTAAACCTCTGTCTGTAGCGCAAAGCATCCCGAAGCTGCTTGACCCGAACAAAGAGTATGCGTTCAGTATTAAAATTTCCGAGAAAAAGGAGGAAGAGCCTCTTGAGAGTGCTGTGTATCGAACCTGGGAAGAGTCCTGAGGTGAAGGAAATCCCCGGCGATCTTGCCAGTTTGCAGGAAGAAGTTGGGGGATATATCGAAGCTGTGTATCCGTTTGAAGATCCCGTTGCTATCATCTGCAACGAGGAAGGCAAACTCATCGGCCTTCCTCCCAACCGCAAGTTCGAGTATGCCGGTCATGATTGGTATGACATCATCTGCGGCACATTCCTGATCGTCGGTCTGTCAGAGGACAACTTCAAGTCTCTCGCGGACGAAGAGGTTGTAAAGTATACGGATATGTTTAAGGAGGTCGAAGTGCTTATTGAATAAACTATAGGAGGTACCAGTAATGGGCGAAAAGAAAGTGGAAGCATTGGAGCTGGAAGTCAAGAAGTATGCCAGCGAGGACGGCGACGAAATAATCGAAGCCATTCGCAAGCTTGCGGACGTTGACGTTAAAATTAAAAACGCTATGGATGAAATTGAGCGTATCCCGGAAGGCCTGCCGGAGGTACACGACCAGTTGGCGGACAAGATCAACGATCTGGTAAAGAAAGTTTGCGAAGAAAACGAGAGCAAAGAACCCACAGGCGACAGCGACGCCAAAGGAAAACATGAGGAACCGGAGTCCAAAGTATCGGAGGAGAAGCCGAATAAGGTGCATACCATTAACGTAGTCGTTACTCGTATGCCGCCTGTAGTAGTGCCTCGTATTCCGTGGGCATTGATGGCCTTGATGGATTTCCTGAACAGCTAAGACTAAAGGGGAGAGCCGAAAGACTCTCCCCTTTTTTTATTATCTCCAAGGCCTCTTTTTGTAGACCTTGCTCTTGGTGGAGTAGCCGAGGCTCTTCCACAGTGCGTCCTTCTGAGTTTTGGACAAGCTCAAACCATTGATGTAAGCAATGATCTTCTTCTGCTTGGAACCGGATACTGTCTTGCCCTTCGAGTCTTTGTCGCTCTGGAACGCCTGCATTGCCGTCCAGTAAGTACCGAAATCGGCAGCGTTGATACCGGCAGGCTTAATGTAAGTAACGTATCCGTGGTAGGCGGACTTGTCTCCGACACCATAGCCCATGCTGGAAAGAAGCGCTTTAGCTTTCTCTGTAGACAGCCCAAGGGAATCAACGTAAGTGACCATTGCCGCTGTGTCGTTGCCGTTTGTGTCGTCTTTGGTGAGTGCAGCCTTGTGTGTATATGCGTTGTAGTAAGTCTGAAGGTCAACACCAGCAGGCTCTACATCAGCAGTCCACTTGGCAACAGCGCTGTCAGACAGTTCCTTGTACTCAGGATGCTCTTCAGCGAAGTCCCACTGAGCTACACGCTTGGCAGCGGCGCCTTCCTTGGTAAGGCCACCGTACAAATATAGCAGGTTCTCTGCCTGTTCTGCCGTGATCCGGTCTTTACCATACTGCGCTTTAACAGCACTGGCAACTGTCGAATCAGCCTTGTCGCCGTACTTGGCTTGCAGGGCCTCCCACAACTGATTGGCTTTAGCTGTGTCGCCTTTGCCATACGCAGCGAGAAGCCGGTTCTGAGCCTTGTTTGCCTCATCGAAATATTTGGCCACATCATCGAAGTTGTCGGGGTTGTCGCCGCTAATATCCAAGTAATACATATACGCAGCATTACCAAGGTTATAGACGTTATTGAGCGGCAAGCCAACAGACTGCGTAAGGTAAGTGACAAACTTCTTAGTGGCATCCAACTGTTTTTCACCCTTGGCATAAGCCTCGAACATCTTACCGGCTGCATCGGGAAGGTCTTTCAGCAACGTAGTAATCGGGCCGAAAGAAACGCCATAGAACTCGGTAGTATCGCTGAGGCGCTTTTCTTCCGGCAGGAGCTTATCTGCTTGGTCGATCAGAAACTTGGCTGCGTCTGCGCCGAACCAGTAGACACCGGCTGCGGTTTCAAAGGCGTCCAGTCCGATACGCTTTGCAATACGCTTAGGCGACAATTCGGAGGTATCGCCGTCTTTGTCCTCATCGTCTTTGTCTCTGTATTTGCTGGTCTTGTGCAGCAGAGCATTGGCAACAGCAGTCAACACAGCAAACGATACAGCAGAAGCGACCTGACCCTGAAGAGTCTGAGACAGAGCTTTCCGGGTTTCGGGGTTCTTCTCCGCCTGATACTCGCCAAGAGTAGTCATGATCCGGTTGAAGTTTTGAGTCGGCTGTGTTCTGAACATAGATGTCAGTCTAACAAACTCATTACTGCTTCTGGCGTTCTCGGCTCTAAGAGCAGTAGAAAACTGCGGTTGCGTAGCCATGACTGCCTGCGTGAACAGTTCATCCACAGCGGCGTCGAACTCAGCACTGCCGCGCTTGATACCCTCTGCCTCTACCTGCATACACGCTGCAATGTAGACGTTGTTAACGGTTCTATGGTCGATAATGTTGATACCGTTCTTGAACCAGTTGACGATGGGATTCTTGCTGGCTTTGTTGCTAAAGACTTCGGTAAGCGTAGGATCAATATTGCCGGTGATACGACGATAATCCAGTACCGCAGACTTGCCGGTGCCAAGGTTTTTCTGGATACCACGCAAGCCTCTGGCTGCAACCAGGTATTTCATGTCAATGAACCCGGCTGCGTTCCAGTAAGAAGCAGACTGCTTCATCATGACAGAAGGACTGCCGATCAGCACGCCTTTCTGCATCGCCTGACGCAACTTGGCTACAAGGTTATCACTGCCTTGGCCTTTGGTCGTAGTCAAGTCTTTGACCCAATTGTTAGCGAACCGAGCATAGTCAGCACCCATGTTCTCACCGGCAATCTCGCCAAGTGTTTTCACGGTACGGTCTTTGCTGTTCTGGTTCATGATACCGAGGTCTTCCCGAAGCTCTGCATAAGCAAGGTAATCAGCCATGCGGGAGATGTAGGTATCCATCACGCTGTCCATAGAGGCAATATACAGGTTGCCGCCGGAAGTCTCGCTGCGGGATTTCATATACCGGGGAGAGCCTTTCAGCATAGCCTCGGAAGCATTGAAGCTTTCTGTGGTCTTCTTGCCACTGCCCCACATGATAGGCGAGTACCAGTCAGGACTCAGCATATCCACATAACCGTTGACACTGTTACCTACACGCTTGACCTCAGGAGAGAAATACTCGAATACATCAGACACAGCTTTGTAGTAAGCAAGCTCAACCTCAGAGGCTTTGTTCTCACTACGCCCCTCATAGTAATCTGCCAATTCCTTGCGGACATCACCAGCGAGGTTGCTTCTACGGCCTTGTTCATCGTAATCAGAGAAGCTGATCTTGGTGCCATCAGAGAGATTAAACCCTCTGACATTGGCAAGCGTTCCCTGCGTAGCGAATACAGTATCCAGCATACGGGAGAGATTGATGGCTTCCATGCCGCTGATCTTCCTGCCGCCAAGAGACTTAAGCTCTACTTTCGTCTTGCCGGAGGCAAGCTTGTCAAAGCCATCCATCTTGCGAGCAGAAGCCAGACGGTTGAATCCCTCGACTACATGACGCTGCATGGTTGCCTCAGCAGACACAACACGGCTCGCCATGCGGTAGCCTTCAGTACCTTTCTTAAAACCCATAAGCGCCTTGAAGAAGGTGGGGGCTTGAATCTGGTAACTGTTCAGCCAAGAGAAAGCTCTCATGACTCCCTTCGCTACGTTCTGCTTGGCAGAATTGGTAAGACCTTCGCTGGATCGGTTGCTCCTCTCAACGTGTTCCGCTCTTGCTCTGAACTTGGACAGTGCGTGGTCAACAGCCTCGGCATATCTGCGCTGGTTGTCTGCGTTGTCGTTACGCTGCAACTCTGTGTAAGCGTCATTCATGTCATCGAAATACGAAGCCACATCATCGTTGTAGTACTGCGTATCTCTCAAAGCACCGAACGCGGTATACACATCACCTGCTGTCTTGGTACCATTAGACAAACCGACAACAGCACGGCCAAAGTTATTCAGTACACGGCTGATACGCTTGCGAGTAGTAGAATCTTCTTTGCCGTTAACCGTACCAGCATACCTTTCGGCAAAAACCTTCAGGTTAGAAGCCTTGCGAGCAATGGCTTTTTGACGCTCACCAAACTGTTTATTCTCCGAAGGAGAAGCTTTTTGTTCAGTTGTGGTTGTAGTTGTGGGTATGGTTGTAGATGCAGTTGTAGGTGCGGCAGGAGGCTTAGGTGCAGGGTTAGGTGCTGCGTTGTTGTTATTCGTCGGCGGTACGGGAGGCGTAGGTGGCGCAGGAGGCGCAGGCGGCGTAGGAGTTTGTTCTTCTGTAACCTGTTCGCTCGGCGCCGAGGAAACGTTTTCAGAATCGCCACTACCATTCAATCTTGCCATAAGCTCTGCTTCAGTGGTGTAGTTAAAAATACTATCAACATCCGCAAAGGCATCTTGCCGCCGCTGCTCTACAGTTTCATAGCGATCCAGTTCATCTTCGTAAGCTGCATAAAGATTGTCCAAAGCCTCTGCGAAGGTAGACACCTGACGCCATGCGTTGCGTACTGTTTTGTCCATATCATCAAGAGACTTTTGAACCTCTTCAGTAATCTCAGCGCTGACGATAGAAGAAGGATTGTCCATCTGATGCTTAAGCGAAGAAAGCCGGTCGCTAAGAAGCTCCATCTCTCGCTGCATAGCTTCAAAGTCTTCACGATCAAAGTGACGCTTATTCTGGTCTTTCAGTTTTTCAAGACGAGTTTCGATCTTTTGAATCTCACGAGAAACAGCGTCCTGCGCGGCAATGGCATCCTGTACCGGCTTCGCTTCCAGCGAGTTAAGCAGACCTTCTCGCTGGGCAACTACATCATCGATAGTCTTCCTTGCCTTAACCATAGCGTCACGCATGGAAACAATCTGTTGTTCCAAGCTTTTCATACTTTGGTCAACAGCTTTATAGTCATCTACAAGGTCAAGGTTACGAGAGATGATTTCCTTAGTAGACGGCTGGGACAGACATTGCCGCTCGAACAGATCGGTAGTCTTAGGATCAATGAGCTGATGTTGATCGAAATTCAAAAGAAGCTTAGAGTTGCCGCCATTACGATCAAGCATAAGAAGAATTACATCGGTGAATTGCTCGTTCGTAAGACCAAGACGTTTTTGGATATCCGAAAAGACTACTTTCTTTATATCCTCAAAATCTTTGCTGCGAATATTCCCGCCGCTAAACAATTCCCGATAAGCGGAATCAAGAGCATCCGTAAAACTTGCAGGAAGATTCCTGATAGAAGGGTCGGTCATGGCAATGGTATAATCCAGGTGTACATCAGCCGGAGTGCCAAGCCTGTCTTTGAATGTCTCGTACCACGAAGAAAACCCAGCTTTAGTCTTTGTTTTCTCCGGAAGAGTACCACGCCGCCGGATAATATCAAGCATATTATTGCCGGAAACGATAGCACGCTTTCCTTTGCCTTTGAGATATTCTTTCTGCCACTCTTCTCGCTTGCTTGCTTTCTGGCTATCACGGTAGAAGTCAGGAACAAAGCTGTTGCTGTCGGGAGGGATCAAGCCGTTGCCAATAGCAATGGCAGTAAGCATTTGATCGCACTGATGAGTAAGGTCGAAGAACTCTTTGTATTCGATGCCGCTCTTGGCGTAGTCGATGGCAAGAACATATGCAACACTGAACCGCGCTTCGAGCAAAGCACGGAACTGGCTGGCGTTCATGCCTTCATAATCTTTGCCAAGAGTCCCGCTGTCCAAAGCGTTCTGCAAGTCCTGATCGGTAAGCACACTCAGCCGGTCGATCATCTTATCGAAGATGCCTACGTTCTTCTTGCCCATAGCCTCAAGGTACCTGCGAACAGTCTGCGTGATAGCTGCGGATTCCATCGTAATGTTATCCACTACCTGACCTTTGGCATGAGTGAAGGTTACAGGGCCAAGATCGCCAGTCACTTCATCTTCCACGATGGACGTATTGCCGTTCTCGTCGGTACCGATGCGCCATACTTTATGCTTTTCGTTTTTGCCAGTCTTGGCAATTTCACGTCTCGCATCTCGGAAAAGCTGTGCCACAGGGCCTTGGAAAATGGTAACAGTATCGCCGTCGTAGTCGTTGTCAAGGTACAAGGTTAGGGTATCGCCAATAGCAGTGAACATTACATCGTTATCCAGACCAAACTCAGCGCCCATCTTATCGTAGATAGCGTTATGTACGTTCTGGCGAATCTGACTGTCCATGCCTTTAGTGTTTGGGCTACGAGCAACAACAGTAGTATTCTTGCCGGAAGCACTTTCCAGCCGGTTGCTTGCAACCTGACCGACAGCAAGCGGCTTGTAATTCTCTCCGAGAGCAAGGCCACCGCCTTCCGTGTCTTCCTGAATTACTACCTGCTGAGAAAGCTGGTTAGTAATAGTATGGATAGAAGTCATGGTTTTGGCAAGGCCAATGACGTCAGGAAAAATCCACTGGTAAGAAGCATTGCCTTCAGCAAAGGCAGTCTTGCCACCAAGCTGATCCGTAACGATCTGACCAAGCTTGTCGGCAACCCAGCCTTTTACGGTAATGTCATCGAAGGCTTCTTCGCCCCAAGCATACAGGAACTTGGCGATATTATCCGTAGAACTCGGACGTTTCGTAGACCCAAGATCGTATCCGAAGAGTTTTGCCATAGCGTGTCTGTCGCCAGCAATGTTGTTGATGACATCGTCAATATTGCCGGACATTACACGCTTAACCATTTCTTCGGGGAAACCATACTGGTTTTTGAGAATCTGACTAAGGCCTCTGGTAGTCATTCCTTCCAGAGCGCCGCTGGCTACGCCTTTGCCATAGACATTCTCACGAGGAATACTGCGGAGGTCATAATTACCGGCTTTGGAGTAGAACACTTCGGCAGCTTTAGCGCCGTTGTAAACGCCGTTGCCATCAACGCCGAACTGGTCAAACTGTTTCCCGAACTTGCAGGTAGACTCGAACAGGATGCAGTCATAGTCATTCACAGAACGCCAGACGCCCCATCGGTCTTTTAGCTCAACGCCAATGTCTTTGCCATCATGAAGGATATGCCGGACACCGGTATAAGCGGAACCGTCTTCATTATACCAGCCAAAGCCCTCCTGATTATCGCTGTCTTCGCTAAGAGGAACAAGGGTATTCCAGTAAGAAGCGAAGTCCATACCGAGGAGATTGCCCTTGAAACCGCCGGGGCCACGGAACTGCGTAGACATACCGCCGGGATGGTTGATAAAGCCCATACCATCCGTGATGTTCATAGTCATATCGACCATGATGTTGAGCATGGCACCAACTTTATTCTTCTGGATGAGCTGATCTACCTGTTTGAGAATAACTTTATCGGCTTGCTCTTTGGCTTTTGCCTCCGTCATCTTGGGATTCTGAGCCATCAGTTCTCTTACCATTGTCTTGGAGAACATCTTGATAAGCTCATCGCGGTCAAGGCTTTCGGCCAACTGGTTCATAGCCTGCGCCTTGGCTTCATCCTTGGACATCTTCGGGTTGGCTTTCATAATCTCTTCAACAGTATTGGCAACATCAATGCGCATAAACTGAGAGAGAGTATTAGGCCGCATAACAAAAACGTCAGGGAGGATCATGGCGTTCTTGACCTTCATCTTCACCCTGTTGCCGTTCTCGTCTGTAGTATAGAGATTGGCATTAGAGGGAGTGAAAACAGAAGCAGATGCCGTCATGTATTTAGCAGGATTAAGAGAAAGCTTGTCTTCTTCGCTTAGTCCGGCAAGAGAAAGTTTTTTAAGCCCTTCGTAATACTTTTCATTGACGAGGATGGCTTCGCCTTTCTTCGCGCCATTGGAAGTCATGGTGAAGAAACGATAACGGTTGCCGTTAGACATAGTGATACCGGGTCTGCCGTCGCTGTGAATAGTTTCGCTTCCCTCGATAAGGGCTTCCAGCCATGCCATGCCTTCTTCGATTCCTTTAACGGAATCTCCGCGCTTGATAGACATATCAAGCTTGAAGAAGTCGGTAGTACCGTACATCTCCTTGCCTCTGTTCTGATACTTGATACCAAGTTCGTCAGAAGCGGCACTGGCCTGCTGAAGCTTCATGTTTTCCTTAGCGAAAACTTTACGCTCATCGGCCATCAGTTCGCCGGTGCCGGGTTTGAAGCGAACGTTCTTTCCGGTCTTATCGCCACCGAACATACGGAACGTAGCCGAGTTATAACCAGCAGACGAACGACGCGCAACAGCAACAGCAGCAGATAGATCGTCTTCGTTAGCATTACCCTGAATATAACCACGACTATCGGTAACGGTGTAGCTCCCGTCTTCGTGCTTATAAATCTTAAAGCCTTTAAGGTCAGGGATGTTGCTGAGAAGCTTATCTCCCGGCTGAACCTTGTATTTCTCGTGGAAAGCAACGGCACGGGCATCAGGATCAATGCCTTTTCTGGTAGAAGTAATATCTACCAGCTTGTTGTCTTTACCGCTCTGCGTCATCTCCTGTCTGTAGTCGTTGTCAAAGGGGTTGACGCCAACAACAGAACCGTCTTTATTGATGATGCGATCTTTTACAAGAGCATCCTGTGCAAGCTTCTCGGCGTTCTCAAGGAGATTATCTGCCGCTTCTTTGCTGATAAGCAGAATGTCAGCAAGCGTCTGGGAATCCATCTTTCCATCAGACATAGCAGTAAGGATGTCCTTGGCTGCAACAGCCTGATAAAAGGTACGTTTCTGTTCGTCGGTAAGGCCTTCGAGAATGTCAGAATACCAAATAGCATACATTTCTGCATGACCGGTATCCTGCAACCATGCGTTCACAACGCGCTGGCCTCTGGAATTGTTGGAACCAAGAGCTTTGCCGATAGCATTGACGCAGAACTTACGCAGATTTTCCATCTGCTTGATATTGCGTTCAGGGTTGTTAACAAAATCCTGAAGGCGGTAACGGCGGTTAAGCGCTTCGCGGCGAGCAATTACTTTTTCAGATTCAGAATCTCGTTTAAATAAGCGCTTTCGTAGGGACTTGTGGTTTTCGTCTCCTCGTCCCACAGAACTATCTTCTTCTCCGGGTCTCGATTCCACAGATTCCGTATCATTTCCGGTGCTTTCGGATTGCTTTTGGACAGGCCCAACTTCTTGTTCGTCCGTTCGAGTTCTGTCAGACCCCAGCTCATATCGTCCGTCAGATTGATCCTGTCTTCCGTCTCCCAAAGTACTATCATTTTGCTGTTCTCCTTTCGGTGTAGTGCCTTCAGTATAAGCTGTAGCAGGCTGAGATGCAACACCGTTTCTTCTGTTATGTTCAGCGTCGAGAAGAGCCATAGCCCGTTCATCGTTGAGCTGAAGAGCGAGAGTTTCAAGGCTTTTGATTTGATCTTCATCCATATTCCGAAGCTGTTCGGCAGTAAGGCCACTGAGCGGGGAGGAAGCAGCAGGCGTTTCCTCAACAGGAGCAGACTCAACTACCTGCGTAGCAGTATCAGCCGCGGGTGTTGCTTCAGTTCGGGTTGCCTCACTGCGCCTGTTGGCCTCAGCAAGAGCTTCATTCAGTCTGCCTTTGAAGTCTTCTGCAATGTCCAGCATCTCGTCATCAGACGAAGAACTGTAAACTTCTATGTCGTGTCGTAGTTCTGTGATGTACTGTTGAAGTTGAGACTCAGATAGAGCTTGGATACCGTCAACATCTACAATGCCACGGATAGTCTCGAAGTCAGTAGCGTTTTCAGTAGCGTTTTCGGCATCGGTGACTTCATCGTTGAGGCCGTGAAATAGGCTTTTCTCATCATTGACAGGAGAAGTACTGGAAGGAACGCTCTGTTGTTTCTCGGAATTGCGTCTGTTCTGTTCATTTTGGAGGATGTCAAGAGCATCCTGACGACCAAGTGCAGTAGCAGCTCGTTCGTAATTTGTAAGCTCAGCATCAGACAAACTATTAAGGTCTTCAACGCTTGAATGAGAAACGAGGTAATCAATACTCTTGACGGTAAGATTCCGTTGAGCGGTGTTCTGGAAAGTGCCAATAACAGTGCCGGGAGCATCCATTGTCAAGCCGATTACCAGACCACCACGACCAGCTTGGATAAGTCGCTCAGCTTCCTCCGTCATCTTGGAGTCATCAGCAAGCGCAGCAAACAAACCGGGGAATTGCTGGCCCATCTCGTTAAGCCAATAAACAAGAAGCTCGGGAACGCCGCCATCTGTATAGCCATCAGAGAATCGACGTTCGTTGGCCATAGAAACAAGTTCCTGAGAAACTTCTTCGACCATTTCTTTGCCGCCGCCAAGCCCCCAGTTAATAGCGCTGCTTATAACCTGCTTATAAAACGGTCGCAGAACTTGCTTTATTTCTTTTTCCGCTATTTTAGCTGCGCTCTTTGTTGCATAGTCAGGCCCACGAAGTTTACTGAACGCGAATATACCCCAAGAAAGCGCATCGCTCGCACCTTCAATAGTACCGGATATAATGCCTTCATCCCGTGCCATGCGTGCAGCATCAACGGGATCAGCACCGTTATCTACAAGATCGGCATAAGAAGCACCCATCATTGTAGAATACGATAGAGAACCGGTGCCAAGCCCGTGGGAGATCATATCCAGCCATTTGCTATCACCAAAAAGTCCAAATGGCGCGGCGGCTCTTTGCTGATACAAAAACTGCGGAAGGTACTGCATCATGTCGCCAGTAAGAATATCAACGACATCATCGCCTTTGGCCCCTGCGTCATAGTTAAGTGCGGCAGCATTTCTCTCTGCGTATTCTTGAGCCTGCCTTCTTCGCTCCCAAGCTTTTTCAAGAAGCTCTTGGTCGGCATCTTTGACGCCCTGAGCCATCATAAGTTGCCATTCTTGGCTCATAAGCCCAAGCATAGCATTAGCAGTAGCTTTGCCGAGAGCGTCAGCGTTTTGAGTGTCTTGATATCGGTTAGCTGCCAGCCCAACCAACCGATCATAAGAACCATCTTGCTTCATTCGCGCAATCTGCTCAGAAGAAAGACCAGCTTGAAGCAGATTCGTTAAAGCCGCATCTTCAGGCTCAGCAGCCGCCTCCTGCGCAAAAGCCCAAGTTTCAGCGTTGGCGGCAGTACTAAGGATTTTTGCGAGGCCACTTTTCTCGGTGCTTTTCTTATAGTCTTCGTCTTCCCAAAGTTCAGCAGCCTGTTCTTTCCAACGACGCCCAGAAGCAAGCGCTTCGTATGCTTCTTTCTTGCTCATGCCAGAGCTGATAGCATAGTTATACTGCTGCATGAACTCATCTTCGGAGGCAAAACCAGTATTATCTTTAGTAGAACGCACGCCTGTCTCGTAAGATACAATAGGGCGATTGTTCTTGCCGAGCATTATTTCCTTCCAACGTGTACCGCTTCTTAGCGCGTCATAAGCTTTCTGCTTATCGTAGCCGAGAGAAAGAGCGTAGTTGTATTGCTGGTTAAATTCCTTGGCATCCTTAAAGCCTGTATTCTGTTTAGTGGAAACAATGCCGTTATTGTACTGGTACAAACCGCTTTGGCCTGGCTGAGTAACACGAACAACAGAATTGTCTTTGTATACAGGCTGTTGTGGTGCTGTCTGTTGTGGAGCAACGGATTGCGAAGCAGGAGCAGCGCTGGTCGAATTGCCAGCGCTGTTATTTTGCTGCTCGTTTTTGTTCCTGCCAAAGAGACGGCTGGCGG